GAAAATTTAGAAATTTTTAAGAAAAAAGCACTTTATATATACATAAGAGAAATAACAGATGTAGAAACCCATACAATTACTAAAGTAACTAAATCTCTAAAAAAATTATATAAGACCCTTTATGAGGAATATGCTGAAACAGGATATGTAAGAATTTAGAAAAACCATATTTATAATAAAACAATATGGATTCATTAGACCAGATATTATTTGACGATAAATCTTTTGGTGATTTACTAAAAGAAATTCACGGCAATCAAAAGAAAAAAGCTAAACAACTTGCTTCTTTAATTGCCGAATTACGTCCTTTAGTTCAATCTTTAGGTGATGCTACTGTAGTAGTTCCTTTAATTAAGGAATATATGGAAATAAGCGTTAAAAATGACGACCAACTAATTAAGATGGCAGCTATTGTACAACGTTTATCTTCAGGAGCATCTTCAAATGGAGATGGTGGTTTATTAACAGCTGAAGAAATGGATCAGTTAATGGATGTAGCTGAAGAAATAGCTAAAACCGTAGAAAAACCTAAACAAATAGAGGCTCCCGATGACAACATCAATTAAAAGTAATAGTGGTATAGGAGCGGGAGGGGCTTTAAACCTAATCCCTGTAAAAGTAATGAGTGTCATACTAGATATAAACCACGAATTAGCTGAAAAAAGTGGGGGATTTGATTCTGTAGGAACTATATTTTATATTAAAGTAGGTGACACTAAAGATAACCCAATACTAGAAAATCCAGAAAAAGGACAAAAAATAAGTGATATGCTTTCTGCAAAACCCCTTTTTGCAAATCAAAAAATATACCCTTTAAAAGGAGAAATAGTATTATTAGTTAGTGGTACAGGTAGGGATATAGATAAGGATTTAAGACAATCATATTATTTACCTAATATTAATATATGGAATAGTATTCATCATAATGCTATACCTAACGTAGAATCATACTTAGATAAGGAGGAAGTAAAAAACGACTACCCAGAAACCACAGGGGGGATAATAAGAACAGTAACAGATGGGGGTACTGACATCCCCCTAGGAGAATATTTTAATGAAAGATTAAATACTAAACCATTATTACCCTATGAAGGAGATTTTTTATTAGAGGGTAGATTTGGAAACTCAATAAGATTTGGATCAACTAATATAAGTAATAAAATAATAGATGCTAGTAAAAACCCTTGGTCATCTATTGGGGTGGTTGGAGACCCCATCACTATAATAAGGAACGGCCAAAACCCAGATGCAGGAGTAGAAGGATGGATACCCACAATAGAAAATGTAAATACAGATGGCTCATCCATTTATCTCACTTCAAATCAAAAAATAGAAAATTTACAAGTAGCTTCTAATCATTGGGCTTCTTGGGAGGCTGTCGTAGAAATACCTAATGATACAACTCCTAAATTAACCAATACAGAAGTAATAGTAGCAGATACTGAACCAGAAACTGTAGAAGTTGAAAAAACAATAATTAAAGAAGAAAAACAAGAACTAGAAAAAGAAGAAGCAGTAACAACTACAGAAGAGGAAAAAATAGAACCAGTAGAAATAACTACAACAGTAGAAGAAGAAATAGGATTAATTGATGAATTAATTGAAAGTGGAGATTTTACTGATGAAGATTTTGCCACTGATTTAGTAGAATGGGTAGATGATGGAGTAACAGTAGTAACACCATGGTGGGAAGTGCCTAATTCTAATGAAGGAACTGTAACAAGTGATGATGGGACAACTACTAAAAAAATAAAGAAAAACAACCCCTTAATAAAATCTACAAAAACAGGATGTTCAAGATATCCGGTAGATAATATAAATTCACTTATACAAGCTATGAATCGTTATGCAGCCCTTGGTACTGTTCAGGGATTTGATACAAAATTCTTAGGTAACCATTATATTCAAGTAGGTATATTAGCTTGTTGTGCAAAAGAATGTAGTCTTAAACCCAAAGGAGAAAAAACTTGGAAAAATACTAGTGAGGAAAGAATGAGAAAGGTATTTGGGTCTACTATAAAACACATGACTTCTCAGGATATAAAAGACCTAGGACCCTCTTGGGCAGGAGGTGGTTGGAATGAAGAGAAATGGTGGGATATCACTTATGGTGTATATGGAGCAGGAACTAAATTAAATTTTGGGTCTAAAAAAATAGCATTCTCTTCAAAATATGGAGCAGGAAGAGCAGATAAATATGGCCACAATAAAGTAGGTGATGGGTGGGCATATAGAGGTAGAGGATTTAATCAAATAACGTGGAAAGTTACTTATAAAAAAGTAGGAGAAATAATGCAAAACGCCAATGGGTGGTCAACAAATAAAGTATTATCTAATCCAGATATGCTAAATGATGTAGATTATGCAGCAGAATCAGCTTTAGCTTTTTATATGAAGCGTTTTAGATACCCCCATTATAAGAAATATTGTGAAACGTGGGGAACAACTGGTGGTTTTCAAAATGTAGACAATTATTATGATGGATTAGGAATGTTATTTAATTCAACTTGTGGGTGGGGTAAATCTAAAGCCTATGTTGAGGGACATGATGGGTTTAAGAAAATGCAAAAAAGCCATGGTTGTTTCATAGACTATGTAACCCAATTAGGAACATCAGCATAAAAAAATAAAAATGGCAACACCAACACTACCACATGAATACCAGGGAAAACAAGTAATACTAAATTCAGATAGAGTATTATTTAATTCAAAAACAGATTCTATTTTAGGATTTGCACATGAGCATATATCTTTTAGTGCTAATGGTAATATACATTTTGATACTAGTGATAACACTAATAGTCAAATTGTTTTTAACTCTCCTAACATTCATTTAGGTTTAGAAGAAAATGAAGGATTCCCATCTGAACATGCAGTTTTAGGGGACCAATTAGAAAGAATACTAGGAGATATGGCAGATGCAATAGATGATCTATGTACTGTTATTGAAACACAACAAATCCAAATAAATGCAGCAGGACCAACAGCTCCTGGAGCCCCAGGAGCGTGTTCTTTAATACGACAAGAATTAATAGATGTAAAAAGTAATATACCACAAATAAAGAGTTCTAGAATAAAATTACCAGCAGATAATATGTTTGGAAAATAATAAAATTATGGCAACAAAAATATTCGCAAGATTACTAGCACAAAATGATAAACTTATTTACCAAGTTAAAAAAAGACTTAGAACAGAAGCTGAAACAAAGGTTAATAGTTTAAAAAATAAATTACCTTCACAAAGTCAACTATTAAACAAGTTTAATAATAGATATTGTAGTCCTACTTCAATAAAAAGGGCTGAAAAAAATTATAAAAAATATAAATCTTTAATAGATAAAATAGAAAAAAAAGTACAAGGGGCTGAAAAATCAATTGAAAACCTAAAAAAGAAACTAGAAAAAGTATTAAATAATCTTGAAAAAATAAAATCAATTGGGGAAAAATTAAAAAAATTAATTGATGTATTAACAAAAGTAGTAGTAGTAGCAAACGTAATAATAAAAGGAATAGGATTTATCCCCTCTACACAATATTTCCCAAACCCCTCAGGCCCCATAGTCTTAGCAAAAGATCTAGTAGAAAAAGCACTAGCAAAAATAGTACTAATAAACGCAGCAATCACAGGAGCTTTAATAGCTATTACAATGTATGTTAAAAAAGTTGGAGATATGTTAAGTGGTATTATAAATAATATACTATCAGTAATAAAAAATCTACTTAGTAAATTAAAAATGATAAGACAAATGTTAGAAATTTACTTTTTAAAATTATTAAGAAATTGCTCTCTAACAGATGGTAAAAACACTGGAGGAGGAGGCTCCGATAATACAATACCTTTTACTAGTGCAGGAGGTAGACCTTTAAGACCCGAAGAATACCTAGCAGCAATTGGATATCCAGGATATTCTTTAGATAATATTGATTTAGAAACATCAAACCCCACAAATTGGGAGGACGAATTAGGCGAATTTTATGATAACACAATGGCTAATTTAACACTAGCAGGAAGAACAGAATTTATAGAAAAAGTATTTAATGCTAATTTTCAAATGGTAGGATTTAGTAGATTTTTTGAAGGAGTAGATTTTGATTATGCGACTGGAGAAAAAGAATTATCATGGGCAAGTGACTATGCATCTGACCCTCCAAACTATGAAGGACCCACACAAAATTATATGGCGGAAAGAAATAATATAACAACCCAACAACAACCTTCTTTCCCTTCTCCAGGATATGGGTCGGGAGGAATAACTAATAATAGTAATTCAGCATTATAATAAATAATAGTTACTAGAAAGGATAAAAAAATTATATTTATAACAAACACAAACAACAATGAAGGCATCAACATTCGAAAATTTAATCAGAAAAGTAGTAAGAGAAGAAATAGATTATTCTTTACGCAGAGAAATCAAATCACTTAAGGAAGACTTACGTGATGAATTAAAACCAACAATCGTAGAACACACCAAAAGTCAGGTTGAAGTCCCCCAAGAAGCAAAATCATCTTTAAGAGAAAAAATTATGGGAACTCAACCTATCAAACAACGCCCCCCTCAAAACTACACATCTAATTCATCATTAAATGATCTATTAAATGAAACAGCACAGGGAGACACAAACACACAAACAGCTATGGCTCCTAGTGTAATAGATGAAACAGCAAATATGCCAAATGTAGTAGCAGACGCAGTTACAAGAGATTATAGTGGTTTAATGAAAGCAATAGCTAAGAAAAAAGGAAGATAATAAATGGCCCCACAATTAAACGAACCTGGAAGAACCATAAATATAAATCCATTAGATGCAGATGAAAATGTAGCTATAGGGGTTACTTTTCCGTTTAATGGTAATGCTGTTTTTAATTCATCATTTTCTACAAAAGAACAAGTAAAATCAAATTTACTAAATGTATTACTAACTGATCCGGGGGAAAGAATAATGGAACCTACTTTTGGTGTAGGGGTAAAAAGATTATTATTTGAACAAAACATAAATGAAGAAGATTTAAAAGATAGAGTAAACAATCAAACCCTTATTTATGTACCTGAAATAGAAATAACAAACTTAACAACAAAATTTATAGCGGATGATCATACTCTTTTCATTAGAATAACTTATAAATTTATATTAGACGAAACATTAGACGCAATACAACTTAATTTTAAATAATGGCATATTCAAAAGTATCAAATAAAACACAAGATAAAGAATTAAGATATTTAAATAAAGATTACAATTCATTTAAAGATCAACTTTTAGACTTTGCACAAGTATATTTCCCCAACACATATAATGATTTTAGTGAGGGATCACCAGGAATGCTATTTATAGAAATGGCAGCTTATGTAGGGGATGTTCTATCTTTCTATACAGACACACAACTAAAAGAAACATTTTTATCATTAGCCCAAGAAAAAGAAAACCTATATAGTTTAGCTTATTCTATGGGGTATAGACCTAAAATAATAACAACATCAACAACAGATTTAGAACTATATCATTTAGTACCTTCAAAATTAGTAGGAACTATTTATAAACCTGATTATAATTATGCTATTAAAGTAAATGAAGGATCTACTTTTAATTCATCTGAAGGATCTAAATTTAGACTTGATGAAAAGGTAGATTTTAACCATTCTTCTTCCTTCAGCCCAACAGAAGTAAACGTATATCAATTAGACACAGCAAATAACCCTCAATATTATTTATTAAAGAAAACAGGAAAGGTAATATCCGCGGAAACAATTTCAACTACTTTTTCAATAGGATCTGTTGAAAAATTTAAAGTACTAAATGTCCCAGATGCAGAAATAATAGGAATAGAAAGCATAACAGATTCAGATGGTAATAGATGGTATGAAGTAGACTATTTAGCTCAAGATACTATATTTGAAGATGTAGAAAACACAGGGGGTAATGATCCTGATTTACATCAATATACCCAAGCAACCCCTTATCTTTTAAAATTGAAAAAAGTACCAAAAAGATACATAACTAGATTTTTAGAAGATGGAACATTACAAATTCAGTTTGGAGGTGGGATTTCAGATAAAGACGACGAACAAATTATTCCAAACCCAGATAATATAGGTTTAGGAATTAGAGATGGAAGAAATAAAATGAGCAAAGCTTATGACCCATCAAACTTCTTATACACTAGAGCATATGGCCAAGCCCCCTCAAATACAACATTAACAGTAACTTATCTTAAAGGAGGGGGGATGAAGGCAAATGTAGGAGCAAATACAATAAACAAGACAGACAGTATAATTTCTAATACGAATCCTAATTTAAATGGTGTTACTAGAGATTTTTGTTTAGAATCTTTAACTTGTACTAACCCAAACCCAGCTTTAGGAGGGGGAACAGGGGATAGTATTGAAGAATTAAGAATGAATACTATGGCATCTTTTTCAGCTCAAAATAGAGCAGTAACTAAAGACGATTATATAGTAAGAACATATTCTATGCCAGCTAAATTAGGTAGAGTAGCTAAAGCATATATGGTCCAAGATGACCAATTAGGAACATACACAGGAGAATCTAATAGAATACCTAATCCCTTAGCATTAAACATGTATGTTTTGGGGTATAATAAACAAAAACAACTAACTAAATTAAACCCAGCAACAAAACAAAATTTAGCAACTTATTTAGAACAACAAAGAATGCTAACAGATGCTATAAATATTAAAGACGCTTATGCCATTAATATATCAGTTGATTTTGAAATTATAACATTTAAAACATTTAATAATGAAGAAGTAGTATTAAATTGTATAAATGAATTAAAAGATTTTTTCTC